CCGACTTAAAAGCGAGAGCAAAGAAAGCATTCTCTACTGAATCACAGTGGGAATCTTTATTGTCTGATGCTTATGAGTATTTCCTACCTAATCGCAATCTATTTGACCGGAATGATAAGGGTCAGAATAAGATGGATTTAATATTTGACTCAACCGCACCCGTTGCTATTCAATTGGGCGCTTCTAAGCTGCAAGAAAATATAGCGCCTATATGGGCCAAGTGGGCAGCAATAGAGTTAGCTGAGGAAATGAAGCGCGATATTAAGGCTGGTGACGGTGAAATTGACGAGGATGACATCCGTAAAAAGCTGGAAGAGCAGACCGAGATAGTATTCGATTACATTAACAGATCAAACTTTGCCACACAGTTTTATGAAATGGCGCTCGATGTGCTGATCGGCACGGGAACAATGATGATTAAGGAGGATGTCGATGATTTGGAAATGCCATTCTCGTTTCACTCGATTCCTCAAAAGCATATCGGTTTTGAAGAAGGTCCGCAAGGTAGCGTTGAATCCCATTGGCGCAAGCATAAAGTCAAAGGCCGTAACATTGAACGTACTTGGCGTGGGTTTAAAGCATCCCAGTCTATCAGGGATAAGATCGACAAAGACCCTGACGGCGATATAGCCTGTACTGAGGGTGTTGTATACGACCCAAAAGATAAAGTTTACCACGGCGTTGTATGGGTAGATGATGAGAGTACTTTAAGCTGGGATCAGTCATACGATAATAGCAGCCCGTTTGTTACTGGTCGTTACGCTAAGACGAGTGGCGAGGTTCGCGGCCGTGGTCCTGCCATCATGGTATTGCCTGATGTTAAGACTCTCAATAAAGCCAAAGAGTTTGTATTGCAAAGAGCGGCTATTGAGCTTGCCGGAATGTGGACAGCTACCGATGATGGCGTGACAAACCCGTACAATCTAACAATAGCGCCAGGTGTTGTATTGCCTGTTGGCTCGAATAACTCATCAAACCCATCTATACAACGATTAGACACTGGCGGCGGCGTAGAGCTGTCATTGTTTGAGATTAATGAGCTGCAAGGCGCCATTAAGAAATCATTATTCAATGACTTGCGTGATCCAGAGGGCCCGGTGCGGTCTGCTACTGAGATTGCCATGGAAGCAAGAGAGTTGGCTAAGCGTATTGGTAGCGCATACGGACGATTACAGACTGAAATACTGGTTCCCACTCTCAAGCGTGTAATGTACATTCTTGTTAAGCGCGGGAAGATTGACCCTATATTGATTGATGGCAAAGCGGTAGACATTAAGTTCACCAGCCCATTGGCACGCTCTCAGGATATGGAGGACATTATGGCAGTACAACAAGCGGTTGAGTTTGTGCTTAATACTGCTGGCCCTGACCAATCCAAAATGGCGTTTAAGCTTGAGGACTTTGGCACATGGGTAGCTGAAAAAACTGGTATGCCTGCGGAGCTGGTTCGATCTAAAGCAGAAAAGGCCACCGTTATTAAAGCTGGCGCAGAAGCTGCACAGGCTGGCATGAATGTTCAATCACCTGCACCTACAGGAGCCGCGCAATGAGCTGGGAAGATTTAGATGGCAGTAAAGTGGATACTGAGAAGAATGCAAAGAAAGCGCAAGAGGCTCAAGCAACCATAGCGAAGAACTATCACCACACCTTTTCAACTGAGCAAGGCAAGTTTGTATTAAATCACCTTGTAAGCACGTTTGTAATGGATAACTCTACAGCGTTAAACGCACAAAACATAAACTATGAAGCGGCGTATAAGAACGGCGAAGCTGGCGTAGTCAAGCAAATTCTTAATCAACTAAAAAGAGCGGCCTTAATATGAGCGAATCAATGCTATCCACAGAACCGGGTACTAGCGAAGAGTCAACAGCAACAGAATCAACAGAAGTCCAATCTACATTCTCATGGTCTGAGGGTGTTAATGGTGAAGGTGATGCGCCCGAATACTTCAAAGCAGACAAATACAAGTCGGTAGCAGATCAAGCTAAGGCTTATACGGACCTAGAAAAGCGTTTCGGTGGGTTTACCGGTGCGCCAGCAGCCTACGAATTGCCAGAAGGTTTAGACGGTGAAGATACCTTCGTCAAAACATTGTCGGAGTTAGGAGCTAAAGGGCAAATGAGCCAAGAAATGCACGGCGAGTTATTAGCGCTAGGCAATTCTATCTTTGAGGCTAAGGCTGAATTTGATACCGAAAAAGAAATGGAGGCTCTTGGCCCCAATGCTGACGATAGGCTAAAGAATATCGACGGGTATATGAAGAACAACCTCGGCGATAAGTACGAAGAGTTCAAAGATGTTATTAATAACGCTAAGACCGTTGAATTGGTAGAGGCGTTAATCTCTTCCACATCTGCCGCACAATTACCTACTGACTCGACTCCCGTTAACAGCATGCCAACGCAGGGAGATGTGGAGAAGCTAATGACTGAAAAGGATGATAACGGCAAAACTCTTTATCATTACTCTAAGTCACAGCAGCAAAAAGTAGAAGAGGCTATCAGCAGAATGCACGGTCATTGATTTTTCCTATTAGTGGCGTATAATCCATAGTATTCTCCGATACCCGAAAGGCCGGAAGTGTTTGTTGTTTGTTTCAGCACTCCCTTTCTTTCGGGTTACGTGTAAAGCAAATGAATCATTTTTTATTATTATTTGTTTTCTATTGGAGAAAATACTATGTCAAAGTTCCTATCTGATGTAGCACGTACCGAGTTTGATACTAACGTAAAGTTAGCTTATCAAGGTGGTTCTAAGCTACGTGATACCGTCGAGTATCGCGCTGGTATCGTTGGTGATACCTACAAATTCCGCTTAATGGGTAAAGGCAAAGGTCATCAGCGTACCGGCTCTAGTTCGCTAGTCGTTCCCATGGACCTTGGTCACTCAACGCCAAGCGCAACCCTTACTGATCACGAGCATCCAGAATATACCGATATTTTCGATCAAGCTACCGTCAATTTTGATGAGAAGCGCAAGTTGACTGAAACCATCGGTAAGGCAATGGGTCGTACCGAAGATCAAATTATCATCGACACTGCCATTGCTGGCACGTACAGCACTTCTGCAACTGATGGCCAAGGTTTTTCTATTGCTGCTGGCGGCACGGGCTTTACTGTTGCAAAGCTTCGCGCTTTACGTGCGTACTATGATGATTTGGAAGTCGAAGAAGATGTCTGTATTGTTGTTTCTGGCTTAGGGATGTCTTCATTGCTTGCTAATGCCGAATTAACTAGCACAGACACTAACACTGTTCGCGCCTTGGTTGGGGGTCAAGCTAATAGCTATATGGGCTTCTCGTTTAAAACTGTTGGCGCTCGCCGTCTTGAAGGCGGTTTGGGTGGTTCTGGTCTAGTAGCTTACTCATGGGCGCCTAATGCTATTGGTATGGCTTCTGGCAGTATTGAGAAATCAATGTCTGTTGATTGGGTTCCTGAGCGTGTTTCATATTTATGTAATGGTATGCTGAAAGCTGGCTCAACCATTATTGATCCCGAAGGCACTGCGAAAATAGCATTCGCATAATTGGAGAATTATCATGGCTTTTGTATTAACTGATTTACAGGCAATAGGTGGTCAAGTCGGCACATCTCCAACACTTTGGAGTTATACCACTACTGACACTATTGCTACAGCAAACACAGCAGGTTATTTTAACGGCGCTTCGGAAGTTTTGAAGGCTGGCGATCTAATGTACTTGTGGACTTCTACTGGCGGTACGGCTGTTGCTGTTCTGGCTCAAGTATTAACTAACGCTGCTGGCGTTGTTGATGTTGCTGACGGAACTGTACTAGCTGCCACTGACAGCGATTAAGAAAACGGGGGCTTCGGCCCCTTATTTTGTAAATAATAATTTGGTGATCAATTAATGGCTAGTAAAATAGAATTAATATCTAACGCACTAATATTGATTGGCGACACCTCTATCAATAATTTGATTGGCGATGATAGACGTAAGAACGTAGCGCGTAATCTATACCCCAATATTGTTAATAATGAGCTAACCAAGCATCGCTGGGGTTTTGCACGCACCAAAGGGCAATTATCTTTATTGGTAGCCAAGCCTTTAGATGGCGAATGGTCAAGTGCTTACGAATTACCTTCTGATTTATTGGTGCTTATCAAGCTTCACCCAAACACGAATTATCAGGTTTACGGTTCTACCGTTTACTGCAACACCAACCAAGCATTGTATTGTGATTACATCTATTCAGCCCCAGAAGCGGAATGGCCTGCTTACTTCTCGAAGATGATCGAATACGCGCTAGCTCGCGACTTCTCTACATCTATACGAGATTCCTCTGCTTCGCGCGGAGAAATGGCCGCTGAATACGAAAACGCTTCCAGAATGGCTCGCTATACCGATTCACAGCAACACCCACAAACGCCTATACAGAATCACCCGCTAATAAATGCGAGACGATAGATGGCAAAAACAAGATATATTCAAAACGCTTTTTTAAGTGGTGAGCTATCCCCTTTAGTTAAGGGTAATATTACGTTAGCGCAATACTACCAAGGGTTAGAGCAAGCCAAAAATGTAATGGTCGTCCCCCAAGGGGGAGTTAAGCGCCGTGGCGGTCTTAAGTATGTCGCTACTAATGCGGCTGGATCCGCTAAACTATTAGATTTTAATACGTCAACAGCTAGTCGTTATCTTCTTTGTGCTACAGCTGGAAACATTGCCGTTTATCTTGCTGGTGCAACCAATACGTTGTTAGGTAATTTATCTGCGCCATATTTAGACGCGGAAGTGAGCGAGCTTCGTCATGTAACAACGGAAAATGTCTGTTTAATATTCCACGAAAACCATCCAACGCAAAGGGTTGTATATACTGGCGGCACTAGCTTTACCATAGGTTCAGCCCCTTTTACCAATGTGCCTCAGTTTGATTTTGATGATGCGACAAGCCCGACTCCGGTATCAGAGGTTCAGGTGCTTACATTTGCCTCTTTTGTGCTGGGGCAGGTCTACCAAGTTGATGTTGAGGGCGTATTAAGCAAGAGCATTACCTATGCTGGCGATGCCACTGCTGACCAGCGTGCGGCCACTGTGTTTAACATGCAGAAAAACCTACAGGATATGCCTGTTTTTGGTGAAACGGGTGTGACCGTAGCAAGAACCGGCGCAGCTCAATTTACTATCACTATTGCCGGCGAATCAGCTAAAGCTTTTCAATTGTTTAGTGGGTTCGGAACCACAGGTTCAGCGTCATCTACATTAACTTTTACAAAGTCTGCTACAGGGACAGCGCGGAAGGAAGATGTGTGGAGTTCTGCGCGGGGATACCCGCGGCTAGCGGCATTCTTTGAGGGTAGATTATGGCTAGGCGGCACAAGAGACAAAAAGCAAAGTTTGTTTGCGTCAAAATCAGGGGCGCTGCTAGACTTCGAAATAGACGAAGGTGCAGACGATGAAGCCATTTTTGTCACCCTTACATCAAGAACTTTAACGGAAATAACCGATATTTATGGGGGGCGTAACTTACAAATTTTTACGTCGGGTGGCGAGTATGCGATTCTTGAAGCAAGCACAACAGCGGCCACTATTAACGCGCGAAATCAAACCTCTAATGGATCGCTATATATCGCAGTACAAGAGGCTGATGG